CTACATTTTACCCGCTTCAATCGGATGGACTTACACTAAGACAAATCGCCCAAAAGCTGATAAATCCTTTTGAGCTAAAGATGATCGTGGATCCTGCTGTTGCTGCAAAGATGGATGCTGTCTTAGAGAAGTCTACAGCAAAGGAAAGTCAAAATATAAAAAATTACCTAACTGAATTAGCTTCTCAGAAAAACATCATCATCAGTCACAATGAGAGAGGAAACCTGGTATTCACCGAGGCAAAAGCCAACAAGAAACCGATCTTGAATTTTGATGGAGGTATTCCATTCACTTCAATGGATTTGAGTTTCAACGGACAAGCGATGCATTCGCACATCACAGTAATGAAACAAGCAGATTCAGACGGAGGAAATGCAGGGGAGTTTACAATTCAGAATCCGTATGTTCCTTTTGTGTACCGTCCCAAAGTAGTAACCCAAAGCTCGGGAGACGATAATGATACAGAAAAAGCAGCTCAAAACCTCCTTGCAGATGAGTTGAAGAATCTCAAACTCACAATCGTTACTGATCGATGGGAGATTGATGGTAAAATGATAAAACCCAACAACATTATCAGTGTGACCAATCCTGAAATTTACCTTTACAAATCGACAGACTGGTTTATAGAATCTGTTGATTTCACTGGAGACGAAAAGCAGACAGTTGCAAAATTAAACTGTGTACTTCCGGAAGTCTATAATGGTCAAACACCAAAATACATTTTCAGAGGAATTAACCTTCATTGATGTTCATCACAAAAACGATATCGACACTATTAGACAAGCTCAAAAGGAGAGAGATAAAAGTATTGCGTTTTGGGAAAAGCGATATTCAAACACCAATTGAAGTTGGTCCCTACGGTATAGATTCAAATCCAATCAAAGACATGATTGCCATTTACTCCGAAACTTCCGAAAGAGGCAAGGCGGTGATCGTTGGATATATGAATAAAAACCAGCTGGCTCAACCCGGCGAATTCAGAGCTTACTCAACAGATAATAATGGCGGTTTAAAAACTTACATCTGGCTGAAGAATAATGGCAATATGGAGATAGGTGGCGATACAAATTTCTTGGTCCGGTACAATCAGTTGAATCAGGAATTGCAAAACTTTGCTCTTTTCATGAATGAGCAATTTGCCCTTATCGCCACAGGCATAAGCGCAGGAGGTGGATCATACACCCCAGGAAACGCACAGATTGATATCTCAGAGGCAAAGACAGAAAAAATTAAAACAGAATAAAATCATGGCTATATACGACTCAGCGGCTATTTATATAGAATCAGCTACTACCATAGAGGCAAAGATAATTGCAATTGAAGCGATTCAAGCTGCATTGCTCAGCACAGCATTGAAAGCAGCATCACAGGGAAATATCTCTGAATACCAGCTCAACGATGGCCAGACTATTATAAAAACTGTTTATAGAAATGCTAAAGAAATTCAGGCCTCGTACGATGCCTTCGAAGTAATAAAACAGAGATTGATTAATTCTTTAAACGGTAGGGTAATGAGGTTAATGGATAGCAAAAACTTTAGATAATGAGCAAAATTGCAGATTTATGGAATAACATTTTCGGGGGAAAAACTGTATTGTGGTCGGAGATTACTCCTTCTCGCAGGGCTCCTTTACCTCCTAAACCACAGCCACCTGTTCCTCAGGCTTATGAGAATGTCTGGACGGTTTCCTACACAGGAGAGAAGAACATGGGAGAGATGGGGCCAATCAAAGATTATCTTCCGGATTATGAAAAGTTGAGGCTAAGGTCCTGGCAGATGTATCTGGAGAGCGACATTGCTCAAACAATCCTAAACAAGTATTCAAAATGGGTAATTGGTGCAGGTTTAAAGCTTCGTGCTGAACCCGCTAAAATGGTCTTGGGCTCCGAAAAAATCAAGATAAATTCTGAGTCTTTCAATGAAGTTGTAGAAGCAAGATTTGCAGTTTATGCCAATAGCCAACTTGCTGATTATTCCAACATGCGCACGCTTCACAGCATTGCAAAAAGAGCCCAACGCAATGCCATTATTGGAGGGGATGTCCTTGTAATTCTGCGTTATGTTGATGGGTTTGTAAAGGTACAGCTGGTGGACGGGGCTCATTTGGTAAACCCTATTTTTTCAAGTACATGGCCATCCATCGCTAGAACCAATGGAAATGAAATAAAACATGGGATTGAACTATCACCGACAGGTGAGCACATCGCTTATTATGTAAAAAAAGGAATCAACCAGGTAGAAAGGATTCCCGCAAAGGGAGAAGAGTCAGGACTTACAATGGCCTTTCTAATATATGGTTTAGAATACAGGCTGGATAGTGTAAGAGGTTTACCTCTTATCTCTGCGGTGTTAGAATCAATCAAAGACCTCGAGAGGTACAAGTCTGCCACAATCGGAAGTGCGGAGGAAAGGCAAAAGATTGCCTACTCGATCGAACATCAGCAGTTTTCAACCGGAGAGAATCCTATTCTAGGTAACATGATGCGTGCCTACAATCCTGACAGTGTAAGTGACGATATTCCAGTAGACGTTCAAGGCAAGCAAGTGGCAGACAGAGTTGTTGCCACTACCGGCAAGCAAGCCTTCAATATGCCAATAGGCGCTCAGCTGAAAGCACTGGAAAGCAGAAATGAACTTTCTTTCAGGGATTTCTATACTATTAATTCGGATCATGTTTGTGCTGCAATAGGAATTCCTCCGGAAGTTGCTTATTCAAAATATGATTCCAACTACTCAGCAAGCCGGGCAGCGATTAAAGACTGGGAACATACTTTGGTAGTAGACAGAGATTCTTTTTCTGAATTCTACAAAAAGATATACGCATTTTGGCTTGAAGTTCAGATACTTGAAATGAAAGTGGAAGCGCCTGGATATTTCAAAGCAAAACTTGAAAATAATCTGATGGTCCTGGAAGCTTACAAAACATCAAGATGGATTGGTGCAAACGTGCCTCACATAGATCCTGTGAAAGAAGTGGAGGCAGCCAGAAGGAAACTGGGCATAGCTGCTGATAATATTCCACTCACAACAGTAGAAGAAGCTACGGAAGAACTGGGAGGTGGTGACAGCGATCAGAATCTATTACAGTTCTCAGAAGAATTGAAAGAAGCCAAAAGACTCAAGGTGATTCAGGATCCTGTTACCGTGGCTCCTCCAAGCCCGGCTAAGGGTCAGTAAACTATTTGTCTTTCTTTAAGTGTGCATCAACAGCGCTTCTTATAGCTGTTTTTGCAAAGTTGCTCATTGGTATACCAAGAGAAGTAGAAACATTTTTTAAATCCTTTTTCAGCTGTGGTGAAAAATTTCGTAAACGGAGCTCTTTTTCGTTCATATGGCAATGATTACGTGCATATTTGCTTATCCAAATATACTAAATATTGTCCACGATAACGGGACTTTTTTTTAAAAAAAGAAGCAAAAATCCCTTTTTTGTTTCAGGATGGCAAAGGAACTCTACCTGTATTCTGGAATCTATGATTTTACTGCTGAAGAGCTGATTTCTTCTCTTGAAGAATTCAAGTCGGAAGACATAACGCTCAGGATGAATACTCCTGGTGGGTCTGTTTTTTCAGGCTGGGGAATCATTGGAAAAATGGGAGAGCACGAAGGCAAGATAAAAGTGAAGGTAGACGGAATAGCCGCATCAATGGGAGCTGTTATTGTTGTTTTTGCTGACGAGGTAGAAGCGCTTGATGTTTCCAGAATCATGATTCACAGGGCTGATATGTATGTGAGCTCTCCAGAGCAACAAGCATTGTTAGACTCTGTAAATAAAGATCTAAAGGCCAAGCTTTTAACAAAGATTGATCCTGAAAAACTGAAACAGTTAAAAGGGATTACCATCGATGAGTTGTTTAATCCTGAGAAGCGAATCGATTTGTGGTTAACTGCTAAAGAAGCGAAAGAGCTAAAGCTGGTAACAAAGATAGTGAAAGTGAAGCCAGAAGAAGCTAGAGCGGTTAATGACGCAATGTATAAAGTAGCCGCTGAGTTAAAAGATCCTGATAATCAAAGCAATAAAAAAACTGTTATAAAAATGACAACTATTGAA